AGCAGTTACACTTGGAGATGGTGCCGATACAACAAATGTAAATGGTAACTTAGGTATCCAAGATTCAGCACCACCACAAAAACTTCACATAGATGAAGTAGCTGGTATGGATGTAGGCACAGGAAGCTCTACAGCAACAACAGTATTTACACTAGATAGTTTTACAGCAGCTACATTTAGAACTGCTAAATATTTAGTACAGATAACAAATTCAACAGACAGTGATTATCAATCACTAGAAATAACACTTTTCCATGACGGAACAACAGTTTATTTAACGCAGTACGCTTCTATATTTGATAATGGTGCACAAGCAACATTTGATGCAGATATAAGTAGTGGTAATGTAAGATTAAGAGTAACACCAGCAAGTGGTGATACAATGGCTTATAAATATATAAGAACAACAATAGAGGTATAAAATGGGACAAAAATTAGATTTTAATATCGAAGACGCAGGAATAAAAATTGATGGTGTTCAAGCCGTAGATTCCAGCGCAAACTTTCAAGGTGCAGGTATCGCAGCAGCCAAGATTACATCAGGCACAGTGCCTTCAGCTAGATTACCGCACACAATTACTACGACTGCTCCAACAGGAGTAGGAAGTACGTCAAGCGGCCACATCTTTTTCGTATACTCGAGTTAAGACATGGCAATATTTGTAAACGATTCCGGCACACTACGGACTGTTCGATTTATCGCTGTCAACGACAGTGGAACAATTCGTCGTGTCAACGAAGTTTACGTCAATGATGGCGGAACTTTAGCTGGGCCGTTTACTGCTACGCACTCGACTACAAGACAGACTGCTACAACTACTAGTACTATATCAGGTGTACAAAATACAGTATTCAATACGACTACTACTTTTGATACCGACTACAATACTACAACAACTTTTGATACAAGTAGAAGTACAACTTTCGACACTAGCAGAACAACAGACACAAGTAGAACAACTACATTTGCAACAACAACAGTATTCAATACAACAACCAGTACTACAACTGCTTTTAATACAACTACAGCGTTTACAACTACAACTACTTTTACAACTTCACAAGGTACGACGACAGCGTATACTACAACTACGACATTTAATACAACAACAACATTTAATACTTCGCAGTCGACTACAACGGCCTTTACTACAACTACAACATTTAATACAAGTAAAAGTACAACTACAGCATTTAATACTACAACTGCATACATAACATCTTTTGATACAACAATAGGTACTAGCAGAAACACATCTTTTGCAACAACAACTGCTTACGAAGATACAACAACATTTATTACATCGACAGCATATACTGATAATACAGCAGTTGGAACAACAGTAAGCACAAATACTACACAAGCAACAAATACGTCTAGAAGCACGAACACAACACAAACAACTGGTACTACTACTACATTTGCAACAACAACAGCATATATTGATAATACATCATTTGCTACTATAACAGCGTATGCTACTACACAATCAACAAATACAGCAAGAAGTACTAACACAGCTAGAGATACTGCATATATTGACAATACAACATTTGCTACTATAACAGCTTATACTACTACGCAGGCAACCAATACTTCTAGAAATACTAATACGTCAACAGCATATATTGATAACACAACATTTGCTACTACAACAGCTTATATTGACAATACAACATTTGCTACTATAACAGCTTATACTACTACACAAGCAACAAACACAAGTAGAAACACCGCTTTTACAAACTCTACTGCGTATAATACTACACAAGCAACAAATACAAGTAGAAGTACAGGATTTACTAACTCTACAAGTTTTGCTACAAATACTGCAAGAAATACAGCGTTTACAAACTCTACAAGTTTTGCTACAAATACAGCTAGAAATACTAATACTGCTAGAAACACCGCTTTTGCAACCAACACTGCTAGAAATACGAACACTTCCAGAAACACAGCAATTGCCGTTTCAACAAACACTTCTAGAACTACTATTTACATAACTGTATACATTGATTATAACTTTGACCCAGAAGGTGGAACACAATTCTATACTGCATCTAATAATACATCAAGGTCAACTGGCTTTACAAACAATACAGCAGGTTCAAGAAGTACTGGCTTTACAAACTCTACAGGATTTACAAATAATACAAGTAGAGCTACAGGATTTACAAATAGCACAGGATTTACAAATAATACCTCTAGAAATACTAATACTTCTAGAGGTACAGGATTTACAAATAATACCTCTAGAAATACTAATACTAGTAGAATAACAGCGTATATTGATAATACAGCGTTTGGTACGAGTAGAAATACAAACACTTCTAGAACTACAGCGTATATTGATAATACAGCGTTTGGTACGAGTAGAAGTACGAATACTACTCAAGCTACAAACACATCAAGAAGTACTAATACTACTCAGGCTACAAATACAGCTAGAAATACTAATACAGTAACAGCCTATATTGATAATACAGCATTTGGTACAAGTAGAAGTACAAATACTTCTCAAGCCACAAACACAAGTAGAAGTACTGGCTTTACAAATAATACAGCGTTTACAAATAATACATCATTTGGAACAAGCAGAAGTACGAATACTACTCAAGCTACAAACACAAGTAGAAGTACTAATACTACTCAGGCTACAAATACAGCAACTACATTTGCTACTAGTACAGCATATATTGATAATACAACATTCGCTACTATTAGTTCATATATTACTGCAAGAAGTACGAATACTGCAAGAGGTACGAATACTACACAAACTACAAACACAAGTAGAAGTACAAACACTAGTCAATCTACAGCTTACGAAACTGCTTATATTACTTCGAGAGCATCTTCTAGAACTACTGGAACATCTCACTCTACAACAACAACATTTAATACAGCTAGGTCAACAGCTTCAAGTAGAGCTACAACCACAACGTTTGAGACTTCACAGGGAACAGTTACAACTAGATCAACAGCTTCAAGCAGAGAAACAACAACAGCATTTGATACAGATAGAAGCACAGCCTCTAGTAGAACAACTGGTTCAAGCAGAACAACAACAAGTACTTTTGAAACAAGTCAATCTACTCAAACAAGTAGAACAACTACATTTGGAACTACAACCACTTTTGAAACAACTAGGACTACTACTTTTGGAACAGATAGAACAACAACAACTACTATCTCCACAACTAGAGCAACAGAAACAAACAGAACAACTGACCACTTAACAACAACAACTTTCGATACGACAACAACAGTATTTGAAAGAATAACCGCCTCCCAAGCAGGTACAATTTTTGATACCGAAGTTGCGAGTCTAGCAGACTTTGGATTATCTTATTGGGATGGCTCACAATGGAGCGATTCTTAATATGATGAAAGCAGAACAAGAAGATATTACACCAAACTATCTTAATAAAAAATTAGAGTCAATGATGGCAGCCGTCTTTGACCATATTGGTGAAACAGAAGAAAGAATAAAAAACCTAGAAAAAGAAATTTTCAAGCTAAGAAATGAGAACAAAGCAGAAGCCAGTTAAGAAAAATAAACTGGTAGCAATGACTATAAATGAGTCATTGGGAGATATACCAACTCACTTCATGAAGTCAGGCTCTTGTACAAGACCTAAAGATGACTTAGATGGATTAGCTAAATTAAAAGAGAAACTTGTTCTTGACACTAGTGAAGGAGTTGCCTGGGAATATGATTTATGGTTTAATACTAATGAACTACATAGTATTAGAAAATGGTTATATACAGATTTTTTAGGTAAAGGAATATACTGTAGAGTTAATTCTATAAAAATTAACACCAAATTATTTAAAGCGATTGCTAATTCAGACATAAAGATTGATGAAGAAAGAATCGAAAAAATAGTAAATGGACTACAGAATAAATATAATTTACAATGGAATACAGAATTTTATGATAAAGTAATTTTCTTACCAGGTAGTAATTTATTATGTAAAGGAACTGTAATTGATTATAGACGAGTAAAGAAATTAGTAGATGAAGGATATGTAATAAAACCTCATCCAATTACTGCTCATGTTTATATTGCCGATTTAAAAAGAAGATTTGGTGCAGAAAATGTACTAAACAAAAAAGAAGGTGGGTATGAACTACTACTTAATTGTAAAGAAGTAGCGACTGCTCCAAATAGTGAGATGGGATTAATTGCACTCCTTCTCAGAAAAAGACTTTCTCTTGTTAGCTTTCCTAAAGAAGCACGAGAGAAAAATTTATTAACTTACGAAAGTTTTTATGATACAGTATCAAACAGACAATCGTACCTTGCACTTTGTAAAATACTCTCAGCAAGAAACTCTGGAGTAATATTTGAATTTGATGAAGATGCGGAAGAAAGACTACAGGCATATGTAGATAACTTTTGGGAATTTAAAAAGATAAAAAATGATTGAAATAGTACACCCCTATAAAAAAGTATGGAGTATGTTTACTTTAGCATCACTCCTGCCCGATAAAGAAGAAGTTAGAATACATCTATATGTAAATAATAAAGATTGGGATGAAGCTCCGATTGAATGGATAGTAGATAACTTTCCAAATGTTAAAATATATGAATCTTTTTGGAGAAAGTCAGACTTAGCCAAATGTATGTGTCACTTACTAGATCATTGGAAAGATAAAGGTGGACTACATAAAAGAATAGTTTGGCTAGGTGGCAACAATATAATAAACGGTAAATGGTCTAATAATTTTCCTAATGAAGAATTCTTTGCGGGGTCTGTTTCTTTCTTATCTCATAAAAGAGTCTTTAGAAAACATCCAAGATTCAAAGACTTTTACAGAATTTTACAAATACCTATTTCACCAACTAAACTACATAATATTGATCCAGAGTTTATGATATTTAACTATGACATGTTAAAAACTTTTTCACTAGAAGAATTATTCTGTCCTACAGAAAAGGATGGCTTAGAATCAAGATCTCCTAATATGCCTAAGATTGATAGACTTCTTTACCAAGCAAGTACAGAATGGTTTATGACAAGATTATTAGGTTATCAACATAAATTTATGCCACTATACATGAATGGTAAAAATGATATTTTAGTAGAACTAGAGGCTCTTGGACCACTTGATAGTGTTAATTATAATGTAATGCTAAGAAAATGTTTTCAATTAAATATACAGCATAAGTGGTTACTTAAAACTTATACAATGTTACCTACAACTATACAGCTCTCGCTTCCTTGGGATATGTATACCAACTTAATTCCTAGTATACCTATAAATATGCGAAATGCACGAAATAATGAGCTTTTGATGTTAAAATCAACTAAGCAGAAACGCGTAGCTGGGTCACTAGTAAAAGTAGGATTTAGACTAGGAAAAATCTAGAAACTCATCTTTCAAATCTGAAAGAACTTTCCATTTAATTTTGCCTCTATCGGCTAACTCTTTTACTATTTGTTTTTCATTTGGATTGTGAGGACTCCTCTCCTTACTATTAACTGGCAAATGCCAACTAGCGGGATAGTCTGCTCCTGTAGAGAAAGGCAACTTTTTAGAGAAAAAATCAAATCCTATGATTTCTATACTCTCATATTCACACTTATTTAAAAAATACAATATACCAAGAAAACCTGCAGAAGGACGGTCACCTAATGCCTTATCATTAGTAGCTCCTACTAAATCAAATATTTCTAGTATTTCTTTATCTGTGAACATAACTTCATACTCTGGAAGTAGCATAGGAGACTTTGGCTCTATGTTCATGTGTATTCTACAGCGATTAAATAATATTTTAACATTTTTAAACCTAGTATAATGCTTCTGCCTTAAGAAACCTGTAATCCATACATCAGTTTTTTTACCTATCTGTTCAAAATTTTCATCTGTAGGTATGCCTTTTCCGAATCTAACAATTGTGTCAAAACTGTCAATATATGAGCCATACTCGTGTTGAAGTAATTCTACTGAATTTCCTACTAATATTACTCGTCCCATCATGACTTCAATCCTAAACTTCTAGCGATTTCTTTTTCATTTTGAATTTGGATATAATTTGCAGGATTTTCAATTGTTATTTCAGTAATGTCTGAGTTTTTTATCACCCAATCTACCCACTCACCTGCTCTCTCATATGAGATACTTGAATGTATTGAAGACTCTAATAACCCAAAGTTGATTGTAGCAATTCTACACTTGGCATCACTGTTATAATTTAAGTTAGTTGCCATATGATTTAGAGCGGCTTTTTGTGCGGCGTACTTATATCCTTTAGATATATTAGGTTGATGGGCTCTTGACGAAATATTAACTATTGTTTTAGTTTCATCATCTTTCCATACCTCGTATACTTCTTCGAGAAGTCTACACTGTTCCCACTCTACATGAGCATTGTTTACAAATACATCATACTGTGACCAATCTGCCCCAAACTCTACTCTTATTTTATTACCTTGTATACAATTTGCTAATTTACTGCTACCTGTTACTGCGATTTTCATAGTACTCCTTTACTAGATTGAAAGATTCTTTTCCAAACAGAGAACCGTCTACACTACACTTATTGCAAGGGCTGTGTGACCTATCTCCTTTTATTAATTTTTTACGAATTTTTGTCATAGGTTTACCAAACCATACATTGTGTAATGTATCTTGTAGTAAATTTCCCACAACATGTTCCCTTCCCCAGTCGTTTGAACAAAATAGAACATCTCCATTCCAGTCTACGAACATTTTATAGAAAGGATAATGACATGGTTTACCTTTTAAAGAAGCCACATTAGATTCTTCTATACCTACCCAATCGATGACCCCGCTACGGTTGTTAAGTAATAATCCATGGTTCTCAAAATCTCCCCAATGCATACGATACTTGTACTTTTCTTCAGGTATATTTTTCATAACTTTATCGAAATGAGTCATTTGCTCTACGCCATCATAAAGATTTATGTAAATTAAATCTAATCCACTATATTCAAATAGTTCTTCTGCATATGTTTGGGTAAGTTTGTCGCCATTAGTGTTACACTCTAAAGTTGCTAATGGAACTGTGTGTCGAAAGATATGAACTATCTCTCTGAAATTTGGGTTGAGTAAATTTTCTCCAAATCCACTCAATGATATTTTTCCACTAAAACCTGCCTTACCTAGTTCAAGACCTATTGTCTCGGCTCCTTTTATGGTAAGATGCAAGTTTCTATTTGGAAATACTTTTGGGTCGTGTCTCGGACAAAAGACACAAGTTCTATTACATAACTCTGTAGTATTTATTTCAACAGTAAGAATCGAATCTAACTCTGTTAGGTTATTCTTTTTTGCCCAATGTTTCTTTTCCTGCTCTCGTCTGTGTGCTAGAAAGTCATACTGGTCTACTGCTACTACAGGTATGTTTCTCATTATAATGAATTATATATGTCTGTCCATTCTTTACAATATTGCTCATGGTCGTTTATACCCATCCATGGTCCGCCATCTGTAAAATGTACTCCTTTAGCTCTCTCACCAAAGTCATAATAATTTACTAAAGCATTATAGGAAGCAGGTAAAGAACCTATTCCATTTGCCCAAGTAAACCCATGTAAGTGTTTAGCAGCAGCATTGTTTACATACCACTTATTTAACATTTTACATTCTGCATTATTAAAATACATTAAAGATGACCAATATTTTTTCTTATAAGGTTTGTTTAGTTTATCGTGCATTTTTGTGTACTGGTCAAACATTAATTCTGCGTGTTGTACACACATAACAGAATCATTATTCTTTTTAAAATGAGTTATTTCTTGCGGATCACATCTCCATAGAAAGTCGCCATCACAGAATAAAGAATATCCCATATAATTAGAGAGAAGTGGTACAAGAAATCTAGTAAAAGCAAATTCAGTATTTCCTTTTTCTTCTCTAGTGTAGATTCCTTGTTCCTCCAACTCTGATGTAATTAAAGGTATAACTTCATGTGTAGGATTAAATCGTAAGATTGATGCCTTACACACTTCAAACATTTCGGGATATTCACTTTCATATCCTACGAATATCTTCATTAGTCTTCCTTTAATTGTTCGCCAAGATCATTAACATACGCCTGTCTAGCCGTTTGTGTAATAGCCATCTTGTGCTTATAATCTTCTAAATCGATATCGCACTTGTTTATTGCATTAACAATACTTTGTTGTTCTTTAGATAATGCTGATACATCATACGAGGTTTCATCGATAGTGATTGTTTGTGTAGGTAATTCTGAACTCATTTAAATACATCCTGCCAATTGCCTTGTGTACTAGCCTTAGCATACTCGGTAGCACGGTTTTCAAAAAAGTTGGTATGCTCAACTGCATTGACTTGCATGTCAATCCAAGGTAAAGGATTATCTGTACTATGAAATATTTTCTTCATACCGATACCTAATAACCTTCTGTCAGCAATATATCTAATATATTCCTTGACTTCTTTTGCTGTCAAATCTGGTATATCTGCTTTATCAAAACAAATATCAATAAAGTTATCTTCTAACTCTACTGTCTTTTCTGCAGCACAGTATATTTCGTACTTTAACTTATCAGTCCATAACTCAGGATTCTCTGAAATAAAAGTTCTAAATAGTTTTGACAAACCTTCTACATGTAATGATTCATCACGAATACTCCATGTAACAATCTGTCCCATTCCTTTCATCAAGTTATGTCGTGGGTAGTTTAGAAGAATCGCAAAGCTACTAAATAACTGTACTCCTTCTGTAAATGCACTATATACTGCCATTGTCTTTGCCATATCATATGGAGTGTTCATACCGAAATCTTGTAGATATTCATGTTTCTCCATCATAGCATTGATATCAAAAAACTCTTGGTACATATCTTCCGACTTACCCAAAGTTTCTAGTAGAAGGGAATATGCTTCTTGGTGTACTGCTTCCATAGCAGCATAACTAACTAACATCATTCTTACTTCTGGTTGTTTAAATGTAGGCAAGTAATGGTGGGCATAGCCTCCACATACGTCTACATCTGCTTGTGTGAAAAACTTAAAGATATTGTCTAGCAATGTCCTTTCACCTTCACTTAGTTTTTCTTTATAATCCTTTATATCATCTTGTAATGGTACTTCTTCAGGTAGCCAATGCATTTGTTGTTGTTTCTTATAGTTCTCAAATGCCCAAGGATATTGAAAAGGCTTATAGTATTCTCTTTCTTTTAATAAACTCATTTATCCCTCGCAACTTAAACAGTCTGACTGTTCAAATATTATTTCTCGCTTAGCTTGATTAGATACATTATCAGCTCTACTGATAGCTTCACTTCTCAAGTAATACAATGTTTTTAAATTTTTCGCCCATGCTAACATATGGACATTATGTAAATCGCCCTTATTTACATCAGGTGGGAAAAATAGGTTTACGCTTTGTGACTGACAGATATATTCCTGTCTGATACTAGCGTGTTCTACAATCCATGCTTGATTGATTTCTACGGCTGTTTTAAATACATCTTTTTCCCACTCGTCAAGTACGTCAAGATGTTGTACACTACCTCTGTTTGCAACAATACTTTTCCAAGTGTTATCATATATTTCAGCATGTCCTATTTTACTCATTAGCAACCTATCTAAAAATTTATTCTTAACTAAGTTACTACCAGACTTTGTCTTTTGAGTATAGGCATTTGCTCTATATGGTTCAATACTTGGACTTGTGTTTCCACAGATAATACTAGATGAAGCGTTAGGAGCGATTGCCAATAGATGAGCGTTCCTTACAGAACAAGTATCATCGTCTGGGCAAGCCCCTCTTTCAACAGCTAGTTGTCTAGTTGTGTTTTCCGCTTGTGTTTTGATATGTTGGAACATTTCAGAATTAGCGCCTGTTGCCATTGGGTTGTCAAAAGGTATTCCATTTTTTTGTAAATACGCATGAAAACCCATAGCACCAAGTCCAATACTCCTCTCCCTCTGAGCACTAAACTTAGCTTTCTCTAATTGGTCAGGAGCATTGTGAATAAAGTATTCAAGTACATTATCTAACATTCTGACTAAGTCAGGTATAAATGCAGGTACTTTTTTCCATTCATCATAATACTCTAGATTAACACTAGAGAGACAACAAACTGCCGTTCTTTCTTCGTTTGTGGCGAGTGTTATTTCTGAACACAGATTACTGTGATGTACTTTCATTCCTTTCTTCTTTTGAAACTCGGGCAAATCTTTGTTTACCGCATCTTCAAACATTAAGTAAGGCTCTCCAGTTTCCATTCTATTCTGAAGTATTTTAACCCATAACGCTCTCGCAGATACAGTTTTCTTTACTTCAAGGGAATGAGGATCTGTAAGATCCCAGCTGTCGTCAAAATCAGGATACTTTGAAGCGGAGTGAATAAGCTCCATAAAAGCGTCAGGAACAACCACAGCGTGATGGATATTAGTACACTTACGGTTAGTATCGCCACCAGTTGGCTTCCGTACATCTAAAAATTCCTCAATCTCGGGGTGACTCATATGTATATAACTTGCGTAACTGCCCCGTCTAGTTACTCCTTGTGAGAAAGCTAACATTTCTGCGTCTACTACCTTCATAAAAGGTATTACTCCTGTACTCTCACTTCCTTTAGAAGTCTTAGAGCCAGACGCACGAACATCACTCCAGCTACCTCCAATACCTCCTCCAAAAGAAGATAAGAAAGCATTTTCTGTGAAGTGGTCTGTTATCCCTTCTCTGCTGTCATCTACATAATTTAAAAAGCAACTAATAGGTAATCCTCTTTTAGTGCCTCCGTTTGATAATACTGGCGTAGCAAACATAAACCATAGTTTACTTACATAATCATATAGTCTTTGTGCATGAGCCTCATCATCTGCAAAAGCTGTTGCGGCACGCGCAAAAGCTTCTTGGGGTGAAGTTTCATCACCTACCATATATCTATCTTTTAGAGTTGCTAAAGCAAAATCATCTAAAAGACTATCTTTACTAAAGTCTATTTTCACTGACATAATTCTCCACTAATCCTATAATCTCTTTGGCGTGACCGAGTACTGCTCCATCTACGTCATATGTTAAATCCATGAGTTTAATACCAATTTCAAGTCCGTCACTTCCGAACTCATTTAAGTTCTGTATAAATTTATACTTTCCGTCTATTGGTAAACTCGCCATAATATCAAAAATATCTCCATATTGTTGAATAATCTGTGTCGCTCTCTTTGGACCGATACCATCAACTCCTGGAACGTTATCTCCTTTATCCCCTGTTAGGCACTTATATGTTAAGAAGTACTCTGGGTCAAAATCATAATGCTCGTCCCAATTATGAAGCGTTGTTTCTTTTCTAGTGACTGTAGAGAATCTACTTATATTCTCATCAATAAGTAAATCCCAGTCTCTATCTGATGAAATCATCCAAATATTTTGTATACCTAGATTCTCTCTGTTTTGACAGATAAGAGCAGCTATGTCATCAGCTTCTACTCCTGCATATTTAAGCGTAAGGTGTCCCTTATACTTTAAAGTATTCATAGTAACTTGGAACTCGGCTAAGAATTCTTGGAACTCTTGTTCCTCTTTCTCAGTCTGTTCTGCATATCTTTCTTTTCTGTTTGCTTTGTATTCGGGATATATTTCCTTACGGTAATTACTACCGCCATCCCCTAAGACTACGATTTCTCCGCAGTCATAAGACTTTGCTAATGATTGTACTGTTCGTACATAATCATGTTCAAAGTCATTCTTGCCCTGATGTTTCCATCTGAACGCCAAGTTGAGTCCATCAACTATTAGTAAGTTCCCATTCGGGATCGACTCTCCATGGCTCGTAAATTTTATCGCCATTTGTAAACTTTAACTCCTCTGTTTCTAAAAATTGTTCAGCAAAGGTGACATAGCACCCCAACCAGTTTATGTACATATGTTTTTTGTAACATGGCTTTCTTGTCGTTGCCACGTACCACTGTGAGTGATTCTCTTTAAATATAAGCAGAGGTTCCTGCTCCATATCCTGTGCCTGTTTGCACAACTTAGACCACCAACCCACAAAGGTATTACTCTTTTGAGTAAATATTTTATGATTAAATGCCATATCACGATAGAACTTAACCTCTATTGTAAAGAGGTTATGTTTGTGAGGTACCATTAAATCACCTTTTATCTTGCCAGAACCTGAGCCAGGAGTCTGTACGAACTCCTCGCCTGTGATTCTTTTAAGCATATCTGCTACACGTATCTCAGCGTCATGACCTTTCCTTCTAGAATTAACCATCTAGTAAAGCCTTGAGTTCTGTGAATCCGCCTATCTTTTCTCCGTCTACTATAATCTGAGGAAATGTTCTTGCTGTCGGAAACAGTTCCCTAACTTCTGTTGGTTTAAAACCATCGCCCATCATCTTATATATAGTCTCCTCGACTTTTGGATGATTTTCTGCTAAATTTTTTGCTTGTACACAATATGTACAATTTGGTATACTGTAAATTACTACTTGCATGTTACTCCTTTTTATATTATATTATATCAAATTTATGAGATGTTGTCAATATATATTTTTCTATGTTGACAGAATGATATTGTTGTACACTTCACTACCTTCTTGTAGCTCCTCTTTAGTATATGCTAGTTCTTTACCTTCTAATACTTGCGAGGGAGAAGGAGGTGCAATAAAGAAAACGCCCCTTTCTGTTCTATCGGTTTTGTCCCACACTATCCAACAGTAATCTGTAGCATCTGTACCTTCTCCTGTAAAAGAAGGACGTTTACTAAGTACGTGAAGGGCAGTAGGAGTGTTCTCTTTCCACCAGTTGTGTCTACCAATACTACCTAAGTAGTTTAATCTTGAGAGGAATATACAAGTATTACTATGAGCCATTGCATGATTTGCAAACTCTTGTAGTATATTAAATGGTGGATTTGTTAAAATCAAATCAACATCATCTTCCCACTCAAAAAAGTCTTTCCCCTCTAATATTTCAGAATATGTTGTTGTGCCTACTTTCTCTTGTAAAAATAGTTCGATTCTGCCGTCTCCTCTACAAGGCTCGTGGGCAGAAGTGAATACACTCCAGTCTATTTCTAAATTTTCATAACACCAAGGCGGTGTAGGATAAAAATCACTAGGATTTAAACTCTTTCCTGTTTTTCTACTCATATTATCCTTCTAAATAACTAATATTATCTATTTTAGTTATCTCTATTTTTTCTAGTAATGGGTGAGTCCAACCATGTGATACCATATATGTATTAAGGTTTTCTTCTTTAAGTAATACTTCCACTACTTTTTCTTTACCAACTTCATCTAAGGCTTGGTTTACCTCATCTAAAAATAGCACATTGATTTGACTACGACTTATAGAAGCCATTAGTTTTCGTATTGCTACTAAGGTTGCTATGTTTACTCTAGCTAACTCGCCGCTAGAAAGAGCAAGAATGTCAATAATATTGCCATTATCTGAGACTTCCACATTTAATTTATCGTTCTCCACTACAAAGTTAATACTAAATCTACCATCACTAAATTCTGCGAGGTAGTCGTTTGTTAGAACTTCTAATTCTTTCACTAGAGATTCTATTTTATAAGCTAAAAGTCCGTTCGTACTAAATGCTTTTTTGAGTGTTTCAAGAATCGCCAATTTGCTTTCTGAACTCTCAAGACTAGATTTACTTGCATCAAGCTCCCTTTGAAATCCATCAGTTTGTTCCAAGATGATGCTAATTCTGGTGTTATGTCTTTCTCTTCTTTCGTTTTCATCTATAACCTCTTGAAGATTCGACCTACTATCGGCAATCGTTTTACGAAGGTCTTGAATTTGCTCGGAGATTCTTTCTCCATCCATTGCTTCTGACGGGAGCTCATGGTCAATAGACCTGTAGGTTTGTTCCCAGTCTTGGACTCCTTTGGTTGCTGCCCTATGTATTTTATTTGCATGTTGTATCTCGGTTAAATCTGCTTTCTTCTCTAAGTAATTTAGCTTTGCTGTCTTTATTCCTTCTCTATGAAGTTCTAGTTTTTCTTCTGTGAAGTCTACTTCTATGTCCTGACCGCATGTAGGACACTTACCTGTTTGACTTTCATACTCATTTAAGAGTCTCTCATGATATGCAAGATTATGGTTTACTTTTCCTATATCTTGTTCTATATCAGAAGTATCTTGCAACTCAGGATAAGTTTGTAAATCTGCTTTGTACTGTTCTAGTGGTATGTTTTTTACCTGCTGTTTCAGCATTTCATTAAGATTTATTTTTTTATTCTTTTCGGAGATATTTTCAAATTCTAATTGTAAAGAACGTAAAGATTCTTCATCTTCTTCATTAATTTTTGGTAAAATCATCTTTTCGAGTATGACACTATCTTCAAGAATATTATCTGCCAACCATTTCTCGATTGTTGCAATTTTCGCATTGCTTCCTGTGATTTCGTTTGCTTTTACTCTTACAGCTTCTTTAAAAATCTCAAAGTAAGACACATATTCGTCTAGCTTCAAGAGGTCAATTAAGAACTTTTTACGGTTCGTGTCAGTCGCTGTTAAGAATTGTAATGATGCATTGGTGTTTTGGTAAACTAATTGAGAAAAGGTTTTAAAATCAATGCCCAATACTTCCCCAAGCGTCTTGTACGTATTTGACGCTGTGTGTGAACTTATATCTTCTCCATTTTTTGTAAGTTTACACTTAAGTGCTGCACGTCTTATAACGCTAATACAGTACTCATCATTATCCACTGTAAAAGATAGAGAGATATTATAACCACTATTGATATAGCGGTTTGCGATATCTGCCTTCTTAACATTTTTACTGTTTTTATTAAATAATACTTCCTCTAAAATCAAGGGAATAGAGGATTTTCCCACTCCATTTGTGCCTACAAGCTGTGTAAGAGTTGACTTATCTAAGTCTAACTCGTTTCCTTCTCCATAAGAAAAGCAATTATCCCACTTCAGCTTCTTTAGAATAATCATTAAACACTCCTATAATATTTGGTATTTTAGTTTCTTCCAGACTTAAGATTTCAGATAGATACATTATTAGTTCTTCTGATATTGTCATGTCTTGACTCAACTTAAGAGTTGCTTCCATTTCTCGTTTTACTACTTTCTTATCAAGTAGCTCAGTGTTTTTAACTTTAGCTAAATCTTGAACATCTCCTTCCAACTCATATATAGTATGGTGAAAGTCGGTCTGAATCATATCATCTGGGTTAGTCACACTAGTACGAATAAGTTGAGGTAGTTTAAAACTCCCCCACTTCCATTCTAAGCCGTCTATTAGTAAATACCCCGTTTGGACTTGATTTCTATGAAATGATGTAGTCATAGGACTGCCTGGATATACAATGTTTCTTTGAGTATTCTCGTGAGCATGTAAATCTCCAGCAAAAACAACTTTGAACTTATCAAATCTTTCTAAATCTACTTCTGGTACTACATGTGGTGGTATCTCTCCACGAACATGAGTATATAAGATTTCTGCATCAATATTTTCTATTGCATCTTTTCTGTGTAAGTCTGCATAAGGTAATATTGCCCAGTTATCTTCGTAATATGTTGTATCAATTACTTCTACTAGAGGATTGATACTACTGGTAACTTTCTTAAGGTTAGTAAAGAAAGTCTTATTTTTTCTTGTGGCTTCATGATTGCCGTCATAGATAATAGTTCTTACATTTACTCTCTTTATAAAATCAAAGTAAAGAGTAAGTTCATCCATGCTGGGAACTCGGTCAAACAAGTCCCCACCAATGATGTGTAAATCACAATTATTTTCCGCAATTACATTCTGTATTTGTTCAAAGAACATCTCATAACGAGAGCAAGCCCACGCTACAGGTACATTCTTTTGTCCTAATTTAATATGCCAGTCTGCGGTGAACAATATCATTTTTCATTTCTCCAATCTTTTACCCATCTTGCTCCATCTCTTTCTGCGTCTAAAAATACCGCATTAGTGAAACTTATAGGTAAAAGAACTGCAATATGAACAATGATACTTGTTACTACTGAATAGCCAAGCCATCCCATATAGTAAGAGGCAACAAATCCAAAGTATACTGACCACATAGTAAACAATACTAACATAAAGTAAGTTTGTAAACTTGGGTCTGGAATATACTTTAATGGATTATATTTTGCATCCATGATTATACGCCAGGTATCTACTATCCATAATAGTAATTTTTTTAATTGCTTCATGCTACGAAGTCTTCTCCTGGTTGCCATTCACAACCTGTAAGTCCACCAGCTTTTAAGCCTTGTAGTGTTCTTAGTACTTCGTTTGCATTTCTACCTGTATCAAGTGCATTGACTGATACATGTTGAACAACCCCTTCTGGGTCTACAATATATGTAGCTCTAAAGCAGACTCCATTATCTTCATCAACTATTCCTAGTTTAGTAGATAACTTAAGTCCACAATCTGCAGCTAAAATATGATTAATATTTCTAATTGTGTCATTTGTTTGTTTCCACATTAGTTTACAGAACTCATTGTCACCGCTAACGCCGATAACATCTGCTTCTGATACTAGCATATCCATTCCTGCAATTTCAGTAGGGCAGATAAAAGTAAAATCTTTAGGATAAAAATACATAACAGTCCAACTATTGGGTGCTAATACATCTAAATCTAAAAAACTATTGCTTTCATCTACTCCAACCATGTGGAAATTAGGAAAGATACTTCCTACTCCAATCATGATACGTCGAACTCCGAATCTACTTGCTCTTCTCCGCCATCCTGATTATTGATTCTTCTTAGCAATTCCAACTGTGCGTCAGCAGTAGGTCTAGGAAGTACATCATCCATGGATTTAAGATCTTTGATAAGCTCTTTTTCTTCGTCGGTTAGTTCTCTATTTTTACATTTTAAGACAGCTAACTGATACTCAACGTTAAATACTTGAGGTCCAGTTTTCTTTCTTTTAAAATGAATGTCATAACCAGTTACTGGGTCTGTTGGATCACCTAAGTCTTCCATAGCTACAATAATTTGGTCAAACAGTTTTCTTTTAAGATTCAATACTTTAACTGAATTGTCTGAATAATCAATACATTGAACCGCATAAGACCATCCACACTTTAAGTCTGGGTAAAAGTCTCTTACGTGGTCGTGTTCGATGTTATTAAAGGTTTCAGAGTTTCTGTCGAAAGACAAACATTCCATAGGGATGTTTTTGTTGTTCTCTCCTTTAATCCAGTAGACATATCTAGGGAGTAAGTCGCCCACTAGTCTTACCTTGTGGTCTTCCTTATCCGCGTAGTTATAAGTTGATATTTTATCTTTTTGGGCTGAGCCCTTGGTTACATTAAAGCCTATTGCCATAATAATTCTCCTATTGTGTCTCCTCGAACATAAAATGAATCCTGCCGTTTTTTATGTCAAGCAGTCTGTTTTTAGTAATAATATCTTCTGATATTGGTAACATCAGAAGGTCAAGTGTGGAGTCTTTGGTTTGCTGATACTCAAAGTAATTGCGAAACGATGCGACTCCTGCATATTCCACTACTTCTTTATCTGAGTAGCTGCGACCAGCATTTAGTAGTTTCTCAGGATTCAAGAGAAACGACTGTCCGCCATAGTAGTGTTCATAAAATTTAAACACTCGGTCGTTGTAATTTTTGGGTGTAAGTTTAAAAGTAATAATTCGCAGGATTGTAATGGTGTCCAAAATATTTCCTTTGCTTCTTTTTAAAATCTCATTCCAATTAAATAATAACATATTATATCAAATTTTATAGATGTTGTCAAGAACTATTTTTGTCATCTTCATACGGACGACTAGATCGAATTTTTCCAATATCTTCTGGAGACATTGTTGCATGAACGTCATTCAATGCCATATCTACTAGTTTACCTTGGTAGATGTAACTACCACAATGCATAAGTTCAATCATTGGTAATGTCCATATATCTATATTTTGCTTTCTCAAATTTTCACAAAACATATAATCTTCACTTAGATATCTGTTTTCTTCATTGATTATACAGTCAAAATAAGCATGAATTTTTTCTCCTAATTTAAACTCCCCTTCTCTTAAATGGTCAGGAGTATACTCTAACTCGGGATGTGCTTCTGCATATTCTTCAAATACACTTCTATGTATCATCATAAATCCTGTACCTGCCTCTTTGACTTTTACTGGTTCATATATAGGTGCTCTACCATCTGGATATGCTCCATGGTCTGGATTAAAAACCATATCTCCTGCAACTTTTTCTAGTGCTACTGGATTATCGTCAAATGTTCCTGACTTAGCAGCTTTCAATACTTTCTCCCAAGCTATAGTTTTCTTAGGATATAGTCCTGTCATAACTCTATATTTCTCTGGGTCTTCTGCAACTAAGTGAGTCATATACATTAAGTCTTTGGCTTGCCATGCAACATCACTATCTATGAATAACATGTGAGTTGACTCAGATTTTAAAAAGTTAGCAACACAATAATTTCTTGCTCTAGTTACTAACGATTCATTAAATAAATAATAAATCTGCATTTCAATTCCATAATGCATAAACATACTTGTAGTGTCCATCAGTGATTTAGTATATAGTCCATAGCATTGACCACCATACATTGGAGTAGCTACAAAGATTTTCATCTTTCTCATCTCTTCCAAATTTAATTGGATTTCTTTTGTTTCTTCTGTCATAATACGGCTACCTCATAGCCTTCTCTAATATAATATCCCATCCTAGCGTTTGCTTGACGAGATGCTGTTTTGCCTTTTAAGTTTATGTCTACGATAACTGGTTGTCTTTTGCCATCCATTTTTCGGACTACTCTGCCTATAAGCTGTGTAAGTAATGGTTCATTATTAACTGGTGTACCTAGTACTAAACAACTTAATTCATTTAATGATATACCTTCTGAAAATATAGATTGTGTTCCAAATAAAATATTTTTACTTGTTCTCACTTCTTGCATAGCTTCCTCTCTTTCTTCAAAATTCATATCGCCTGTT